CTTATAAAATATAGGTTCTTCTGGGACGCGCTCCAATTCAGTGTCCGATTGCGATGAGTCTGTAATTTTTTGCTCCCATAAGGCTCCAGCGACACTGCCCAGTTTTGCCTTATTTGATCGTATGGCATAGATTGAGCCACTGAGGAGATATACATGGCAAAAAAATCAAACACCACCACAATTGACGAGGTAAGCAAACTGGCCTCGACCTCAACCGTTGCCGCTTTATCAGGACACGACCGCTCAACAGTAAAAAAGCGATTGCTTGAAGTTGGTATATCTCCGCGCGTCGATAAGGGCAACGAGACTTTGTATTTTTTGCCAGAAGCGATGCAAGCATTGATCCGGTTTGAATCTGGAACCAGTTCGTCTGACATTCGCAACATCGCCCAGGCGCGTAAGAGTGACGCCGAAACTCGAAAGCTTGAAAGCCAATACGCTTTTACCGCCGACGAACCTATCGCTTGGATGGAAGACCTGTTTTCAATGCTGAATGAAGTTGTTCAAGAGATGCCATGTGACGATGACCGCAAACAGCAGTTCGTTGAAAAGTTGCAGGCGATTCCGGGCAAGGTTGCCAAAAAATACGAATCCGAATCAGATTGATCGGCAAAATGTGACAAATCGCGAATAATGTCGTAAAATACTTTGGGCTAGGAGCTAATTGACGGGCAACCGCTGCAATGGCTCTCGAAATACATTCAAATCCTCCACTCGTTCACATAGCTGGCGACGTCTACTTATGGCACTCGACGCCAGAACACGTTGCCGACGTGACGTCTTACAAGATTACGTTCCGCAGCGTCGAAGATTCCGACGTAAGCTTTACAGTGACCGGATCAGACCAAACCACTTATTTCCGGTTTGAGATAGCCAGCTCCGACACCGCAAACCTTTCAGCCGGTAAATTTAAAGCCACTGAGATTATCACCTACACCTGGGGCCGCGAATCGCTAGAAGTTGGGACGCTCGACCTTTTGCCTAACCCCGAGCAAGACCCTGATAAGTCTTTTAATCAAAGAATGGTTAATTTGCTCCGCGCTCACCTAGAAGGCAGGGCGCCTGACGGGATCGAATCTCACACTATTGGAGGCGTTCCAATTAATAAAATACCACTGTCAGAAGCTCACGGTTTACTAGTGAAATATGAGGCCCGTTTAAAACAAGAAAACGGTTTAAAACAGAAACGTGAGAACCCAGGAATGGGAACAGGCAGCAGCGTAAAACTTTACTTCTAATGGCAAAAAACTCTTACCTTAACGAGGCCGGCCAAATGGTTATTGGCAACCCCGAGCCAAAACCCCGGAAAGCGCAGCATTTTGAAGGGGCTAAAGTTGGACGCTTTACTGGCGATTGGATATGCCGGAACGCTTCGCTTGATTCGTTGCTTGAAACCGGACTGTTAAAACTCCGCGCACGATCCCGGCACCTAGTAGACAACAACCCTTATGCCAACGCCTTAATTCAACAGACCGTCTCAAATATGGTTGGCGAAAAGGGTTTCACCTTGAAAGTTGAGGCCAAGCGCAAAGGAGGCGGAGTAGACAAAACAGCTTCTAAAACTATTGGCGACGCCTGGAGGCAGTTCTGTCGCTCTGAGAATTTTACCGTAACCGGCGACATAACAGAGCAGCAGTTTGATTGCCTTATGGTTAAATCAATAGCCACTTTTGGCGGAGGCATGGCCAGAATTATTAAAAAGGCCGACAACGCTTTCAACTTTGCCTTTCAGGGCTTGCCAATGGATTTGCTCGATCCCGAATACGACGATCAGCACAAAAACATTGTAATGTCGGTTGAGAAAAACGAGCAGGGCCGGCCAACTAAGTATCACCTACTTAAAGAGGTTCCAAACAATACTTTCCATTCAACCTTTTCTGGTAGGGTAGAGGTAAAAGCAGAAAGTGTAATCCACGCTTTTATGCGCGAGGAGTTTGGCCAAACGCAAGGCAAGCCACTGCTTACTCCGGTAATGACTCGCCTGCGCCAGCTTGACGCTTACGAGGAGGCCGAAGTGATTAAAGCCCGAGCCGAAGCTTCTACCCATCTGTTTTTTGAAACTGACCCTGAGATTGGGCAAGAATACACCGGCGAAGGCACAGACGTCCACGGCAATGTTATTTTCGACGGTAGCCCAGGCACTAGCCACAATCTGCCTGCCGGCGTTAGCGCCAAGCTGTTGCAACCAACAAGCCCAAACAGCAATAGCCCTGCCTTTAAAAAGTCAATTCTTAGAGGCATTGCCAGCGGATATGTTGCGGCTTCTTACAACACGTTAGCCAACGATCTTGAAGGCGTTAGCTACTCGTCAATCCGGCAGGGCGTTTTGCACGAAAGGGATATGTGGCGCGTCTTGCAACACTGGTATATTGACACAGTAAAAAAAGCGCAGTTTGGCGCCTGGCTTGAATGGTATTTGCTGACAGGGGATAGCCCATATTCAATTGTCGATTTTGAACGACTTAACAAGCCAGAGTTTACCCCACGCTCATGGCACTGGGTCGATCCAGATAAAGATTCCAAAGCTATTGAGCGAAACCTTAAAATGTCGCTTACGTCGCACCAGCGTGAAGCTAGGAAAATGGGACTCGATCACGACACGATTTTGGAAGAACGCGCAGAAGATAATAAAAACGCCGACGATCAACAGCTTGATTTGTTTTTAGATATGCCGCAACCCGTAGAAGTTGAGATTGAAGCAGATGACGCAAATTGAAGGGCCATATTTGCAAATGCGGCAACTTATGTTTATTTTATAGTGGGCTAGGTGTGACCTGACGGCCGCACCCTATGAAAAATTCTTGGTATTCAATCCAGGCGAAAGGCGCAGAGGCAAAAATCTCGATCCACGATGAGATAGGTCTTTACGGCGTTGACGCTAAAACATTCATGGCAGAACTGGACGCTTTAGAAGGCGTCGAAGCCATAAACCTCTCAATACATTCACCAGGCGGCGACGTCATCGAAGGCTGGGCAATGTATAACAAACTGGTTGAGCATCCGGCCCACGTTACAGCTAAGGTCGAAGGATTCGCCGGCAGCATGGCATCCGTCATTTTGATGGCCGCCGACCACATCGTTGTCCCAGAGAATGCCTTTATAATGATCCACAACCCGTGGGCAATGGTTGGAGGAGACGCGCAGGACATGATCGACATGGCCGACAGCCTTCAGAAAATCCAAAAAGCAATCGTCACGGCTTACGCCACGAGAACTGGACTAGACGAAGACGAGATTGAGGAATACATGGCGCGTGAAACTTGGATGGACGGCATTGAAGCCGCCGAAAAAGGGTTTGCCGACGAAGTGACCAAAGCATTTAAGGCCGCTGCCTGCGCTGAAAACTGGCGCGACAAACTTCCACACAATTTACCTAAAGGGTTGGTTTTTGGAACTCCCAAAACGGATACCGACGAACCTAAACCCGAACCCAAAAACCACCCAAAAACAGAACCTAAAAACTCTATTATTACAATGAGTGAGACTCCAAAAGCTGACGAACCTAAAGTCAGCATCAAAGACGCTCTGGCAGCCGACAAGCCGCGCAGAGATGAAATCGCCGCTATCGGCAAGCGTTTCGGCGTTGACGAAAGCGAAGTGAAAAACGCTATCGAAAACGGCGTTGAGCTGGAATCGTTTAAAGATTCCGTTATCTCTAACTTCGTTCCTTCCGAGCCTGCAATTAACGCTGAAGCTCTCCAAGACGCTTCCCGCGTAAATTCCCCTGAAGCTAAAGAATACTCGCTATTCAAAGCTATTAAGCAGCACGTGAACGAAGGACGCCTGGACGGACTCGAGAAAGAAGTTCAAGAAGAACTTTCTAGCAAGTATCGCAACGCAACTGGCAAAGTCGCTGACGGCCTCCTGATCCCGGCTGAGTACTGGAACGCTTCCACAAGCCGCCCACAAAATGCCTCAACCGCTGGAACAGGAACTTCCGGTGGAAACACTGTTGGCACTGAAATGCAAGAAATCACGGATTACCTCCGCGACTACAGCATTCTGCCGAAAGTTGGCGCTACTATCTTCCGCGATTCTCAAGGCAATCTTGAGTTTCCACGCTCAACCGCTGGTTACACCGGCACGTTTGACGCTGAGACTGACACCATTTCAAACGCTGACGCTACTTTTGCAGCTAATCTTGTTTTGACACCTAAGCGTGTTGGCGCAGGCACTGCTGTTTCTAAGCAGCTCCTTGCTCAGTCCTCCGTGGACTTCGAAGCATGGGTTCGTGGCGAGCTTCAATACGGAATCGCTTCCGCAATTGATCGCGCAGCTATCAACGGTGCAGGCGGCGACGCTCCTACCGGCGTATTGAACGCTTCTGGAACTGACGCCTACACCTGGAATAGTGCTAACGCTCTCTGGACAAACATCGTTGACCAGATCGCTGACTACCGCGATAACAACGCCCCACTTGCCAACGCAAGCTGGCTCACTGACACGTCCGTTTGGGCTGGTTGGTATAAGACCCAACTCGCCGCTTCAACCGGAACTTTCGTGATCGAAGAAGACGTTAACAACAATGGCTATAGCGTAGCCGGTCGCCCATTCTGCGAACACACCGACGTTACTGCCGGCAAGGTTATCCTTGGCGACTTCTCACAGTTGTTTGTTGCTCTCTGGGGCGGAATTCAGCTTACCTACGATCCCTACTCTCAGAAGAAGAGTGGTCAGGTTGAGCTTTACGCCGAGACTTTTGCAGATTGCGGACTTCTCCAGCCAAACAGCTTCGTTATTGGCGACGATGGCACAGCTCACGCTGGCGCTCTCAGCTAATTTCTTCCGCGCACTGGATCGCCTCCCGCTCTGCTGGTTGAGTGGGGGGCGTCCAACCTCTTTTTTTATGAAATTCAAAATCACAAAAAACGGAACAAATCACCGAGGCCAAATCAAAATGGCTGGGGATGTTGTTGAGGAAACAGATCGAAACCACATTGGCGGCCTTCAGTGTGCCGGAGCAGTAGTTGCTACCGACGCCGACGTTGCCCCTAAAAAGCCGGCAAAGAAAAAAGCCGTGGCTGAAAAATAGACGCCATGAAATTCTCCAGCTTTCCAACTTATTTAAGCCCTGCGGCCCTACCAAACGGTGCAAGCCGAGAAGCACAACTGCTACACGCTTTGCGCTCACGCTGCGGTTTAGCAGTTCAAGTTTTAGGAGAAGCCCAAGACTATTTGGAAAGGTTTGAAGAATTTAAAAAGGCAGAACAAAACGCTGCCGGGGAAAGTCTAGGAATCGACTCAAAAACGCTCGTTGAAGTTGCCCACGAACTCTGCGACGCAAGACCAAATCCGGTTGAAGAAAAGCCGCAAAAAGCGGTTACAAACAACCAAGCGAGGAAAAGAAAATAAATTTTAACCGACAAACTGTCGAGGTTCCTAGCCCCCCTAAGCCCGGCGGTATTTTTTTTAGTTGATACCGCCGGGCTATTTTTTTTACACCATGAGCCTAAGCCAAGAGCATAGCAAAGCCTTCGAGGACTCCTACGTTTTGTCTGGCCAACTAGTGACGGTGGACGGCATTAGCTCAATCAGGGCAGTTGTGCCGCACGATTTCGACACTGAACGCGAGCGGGACCAAGACGGAATACAGCAGACGGTCACCACGACAAACATAACTTGCAAAACTGCCGACCTACCGACGCTCAGTTACACCAGCACCGTTACACTTTCAGGCGTCGTTTACCGAATTACTAACACGTCAGCCGAGGGCTTTATTTGCACCCGGTTAGAACTAGAAACACCGTAATGGCCGACCCGCTTTCCAGACGCATAGAAAACGTCATTGACGGACTAATTGAAGCCGTTTTGCCAGATGAGCAGGCTTTAGTTTTTGGCCAAACGACTGACGCCGACAAAGACTATATCGCAACCACTGCCGTTAGAGTAGGCGAAGATCCTCCAGGATCAGGCGTATTTATTCACGACGTTCAAGTTGTCGCTCATGGCAATTTTACTCAGGCAAACTTACACGCTTTAGAAGAACTTTTCGACGGGGCAACAACTTTAGGAAACGCAATTAGAACTGCCGCCTCTGGCAGCTTCGTTGTGGCTGGAGGGCAATGCGTCGAACTAGACGCCGGCCCGAAAACTGGAACCGGGCTAGATTTAGAACACCGATTTACTTTTGGCTTATGGGCGCAGACACAAGAGGTGTCGGACGCCGCATGACCATTCAAAACCAACCCTATTAAACAAATGGCTACACCATCATACATTCAAGGCGGATCTTCGTTCCGAGGCGTGACCAACGCCGAAACGGGCATAAACATTTCCAGCTTTCGCCAATCTTACCAGAACGAAAAAGAGTGGCTTCCTGATCGCTTCGGCGGCAGAACTGGATTTGCTCACGACTTCGATCCTCATTCAACCATGACGATTGAAGGAGAAATATCAACCGCGCTTGGTTCCGTTATGTCGGCAGCTTTCGGCACAGCTATCACTGTTGCCAACGAAACAGACGCCTACGACACCACTACAGGCGACACTTTCCTTGAGGACATCGAAGAGAGCCAGGATCGAGGAGGTTGGTCGACCGCTTCACTCAATCTAATCCGCTGCGCTGGCGTTACAGTGTAAACACTCTGGGGCTAGGGGGACAACCTGACAGCTAGTATGGGAAACTTGCCCAACGTATCGTTCAACGCCGTTTCACCGGACACGGATGCGCGGTTTTCGTTTGTTGCAGCGGCGTTAGCGATGGGCTTTAAAATGGCCGACCACACTCCTGGGTTGTCCAATGTATATTCTAAGGAGAGGCGATATGAGCCAGGCGAACCTGGAGACCTGCGCTACTTTTTGACGATAGCCAACAACCAAATTTCGTTGGACGATCTAGGCGAAACCTGGGTAAACCCAAAGCAGGCGCTGGTGGACGCAGAGGCGTTGCCTGATCGAATCAAGTTGGCGCAAAACGCCGACGAGCTACAGCGACTACTAAGCCGGTTCGATACGCTATATCAAAAGGCCGCAGTAGGGCATATGCGCTTTTTATCCAAGGGCATGATTGCAATGCCTGATTCGGATCTAAACCCGAATAAACAGGAAAAGGCAGCGTTGAAAGAATTAGATGGCTTCCGCGTCACGTTGGAAAAACTAAGGACGTCGCAAGATCGAAAAAACGCCGTTGCCACCTTAGTTAAACACTGGAAGCCTGCAATGGTTGCGTGGCTTCGCGCATTCAAAGGGCATCACCTAGAGCTAAAAAACCTTTGGCACCACGCGCCGGCGGCAATCAAGATTGAGCGCCCCAACAGCAGATTTCCACTTGTCATCCCGAAAGGGCCAAAATTCAACGAAATGCTGCAACGATGGACGTAGAAGAAACCAAAACCAAAACCAAAATGCCGGGCATCGGTAATTTTGAAATAGAAGGAACTGCCGAACTTAGCGAAAAGGACGCTGCTTTTATCGAAAGCGCCAGCGGATCTCGCTCGTTAAGTTTTGGAGGACGTGACAACGGCAACGCCGAGCTACAAGCCTTCAACACGTATCGACAAGTTGCCGCTCAAAAAATAGGCATGAACTTTTTCAGCATGGGCGAGGACGCGCTAGCCGAGTTCATGAGCGCCGGCACTTACAACGGCATTTTCCTAGACGCCATTTTAACTGTCTACCTTTGCACACAACCAGAAAGCGTATCAAAAAGGGCGCTTTCAGCTCCATCTGCTGTTCAAGGCATGGCAATGGCCTGGGCCGAGAAAAACAGCATACTGGTCGGCAACGAAAACCACGGTGAACTGCTCGAGGCGTTTGGTTCTATTCTGCGAGACATTTTTGCAAGCCAAGACGAAGTTGACGAAACGGGCCTTGAGGCTGGCGATCCTGATAGCGTGGGAAAGTCTGCGGAGACATAGCCGAGTATGTTGGCCTAATTTGCATAGCTACCAACGGAGGCATGAGCGTGGACGATATTTTGTCTCTGCCCCGAGCGCAGGGCTTGCAGCTAAGAACGGTTGGCTTGATGCGTCAGAACGTGAAAATGAAACCCGCCGGCGGCAGCTCGTTGCGCGACGAAGTCAACGCAATTTTAGGAGATTGGGCAGAAGATTGGGAATTTTGATTTTTAACCGTTTTTAGGGTAAACTGATTGGGGGATCTAGGAAACCGGACATCGTTTAAAGGCGTCATGGCTTCCGCAAATTTAAAAAGCAAAATTAGTTTAGACGATACGCAGTTTTCAGCCGGCCTGAGACGCGTCAGGCTTGCATCAGCGGCAGCAGGAAAACAAATAGGAACCAGTTTCCGAAAGTTAGGTTCCGTCATGGCAAACCTAGTTAAAAGCCTCGCGCGGTTTGCAGTAATCGCCGGCGCTATTACCTTTGCGGCAGCAGTTGCCGGAGCTGTAAAACTAGGGGGCGCTTTAAAAAAGGCGTTTGATGCTGGAGGAGCATTGTCGGATTTGTCAGCGCAAACAGGCATTGCCGTTAAACAACTGGTAATTCTACAACAGGCATTTAAAGACAACGGTTTGTCGGCAGATCAAGCTGGCTCAACAATAAACAAGTTACAACGCTCAATTTCCGATTTTGGCGCTGGACTGTCGACGCAAGTAAGAGCTTTTGAGCGTTTGGGAATTAGCTTTGATCAGCTCGACCAAAAGTCACCGCTCGAACAATTCCAAATGGTGCAGGCCGCCATCTCCAAAATGGAGAACCCTACGCAAAAGGCTGCAACCGCAATGGAAATTTTCGGCAGATCCGGCGGCGATATGTTGGCGCTATTTGCTGACGGAAACGCAATCGACAACGCAATGGTGACGGTTGGTAGTGCCGCCGATTTGCTAGACAAAAACGCAACAAAATTCGACAGAATCAGCGATTTACTTGGCAGCGCCGGAAGTAAACTACAAGGCTTTTTTGTTGGAATTGCAGACGTTGCCGCCGACAAAATTTTGCCGGCCCTAGAAAAGTTTAACGCAATCGACTTTGCAGCGATGGGGCAGAATTTTATGCAGAATTTTAATTTGGTAAAACTAACTGCAATTTTTACAACAGCGGTACAGTTTGCAGCGGAAGTTTTCCAAGATGGACTGATAAAAGCGGTAACAGCGGCGTTTGTGATTTTTGAAAAACTTTTTAGTTCCGAAGGCAGGGAAATTGTTGGCAACTCAATTTTGAGGTCTGTTGGAATAATAACAGACGCCAACGCCTACAACGAGGAACAAAAAACTGGTCGCTCTTCCACTAGCGTGGCCATGCAAGGCTTAATGGAAGAAACTTTGCAAGAGCTTGCAGAACAAGTGCCACAAATGGGAACTGGAGAAGTTCACAAAAAATTCAAAGAATTGATGAGCGGTGTAAGCGAATTATTTCTACCGCCAAAAACGTCTAATAGATCAAGTTCTGAATCCAATTTATACGATCAAGAATTAGAGGAGCAACGCAAGCGAGTTGCTAAAGAGGATGTTTTTAGGAATTATGAGGAGGCCGGCCCTGCGGAAAGTTTAAGAGGTTCTCCCCCCACACCAATAAGCCCAATGCAAGCCACGGCAATGCAAATGTCAACCGCAGCCGGCGCTGGCTTTACTGGCCTAGCCGGTTTACACGGCATGCAGTTGGAGCGCATGGCCGGCATTGCTCCCGGATCGAATACAACCTTTAGCCGCGACAGGACGCGCCTGGGCATTGCGAGCGGTCTACAAACAGGCGGACTAGGTGCAGTTCGCAAAGTTGGCGCTAAAGCCGACCAGAAGCAGCTACGTAAAGACGATACGGTGATTGGCACAAACGAACGACTTACGACAGTCAACGAAAAGCTGGAGAAACAAAACGAGATGTTACAGGAGGCGCTAAACTAATATGCCGGCAGCGAATTACATAGGCGACACTTCCTACAGGTTGTTTTCGTATAACGAAACAGAAGGCGAAGAGCTAGACACTTTAAGCTATGTCCTTAAGGGCAACCTGACCGATTTAGACAGCGAAAGCGCATACTGGAGCAGAGGCAAAGTTGGAACGTCGATTGGCTATCCAAACATGTATTTGCAAAGCAAAAACATTAGTGCCGGTGGCGGATCGTCTTTTGCCACAATTACGTTGAACTTTACTGGGTTTTTGACGTCGGAACTAAACAACCCTATCGACATAACAGACTCAATAACGCTGCAAAGTGTGACGCTTGTAAGCGACGAAGTAGACAGTGAAGGCCGCGATCAAAATATCCAAGTCCAGTACATGGCTCAACAAACGACAACAAGGTGGGTTTACCGTGGATCAAGTGCGCCGACTGCGCCACGTTTCCCGGCTATTGTGCCAAGTGAAGTGGCTGGAGGCGTTTTGTTTGGACATTACCCGGCAAAGTATAGCGGAACACTCCAAAAGAAACACGTCGGCAGGCTCAACCAGTTTGATCGAGTAGAACTGGCCACGGGCGTGTGGGCCGTTACAGAAACTTGGTCAATCAGAATTGAGCCTGACGCATGACAAAAGGGGATTTCAAACCTTACCAAAAAGGTTTTGGCTACAAGCGTTTTAACCGCTTGTTAAAGCTGCAAGAAAAATACATGGTCATTCCAAATCGGCCTGGTTGGGAGCAAACGCCGAACGGCCTAATGCCTCCGCCAACACCAGTTGCCGGATCGACAACGGCAAATCAATATTGGAACTTGACGCTTTCGACAGAAACGCCCGGCAATGTTACTTTAAACGCCGGCACTATTTTGAAAGGTTCCAACGACATATCGGAACAGGTAACTATTTCAAACATTACAACAGAGCAAACGCCAGCTGCCGGGGAGGTTATGGTTTTAAAGTTTACCTCGACTAACCCAACAGCTTGCAGCGTAGAACTTGAAAGCACTTGGACGGATCACCCTAGCCGCTATGAGGTTGACTCAACGCCGGCTTTTGTCGCCTACAGAGAACCGATGTGGTATTTTACAAGCGATAGCAACTCAGGCCAACGCATCACAGACGATCTTTATGCAGTTAGGGTTTGTGGCGATTGGTCTTTTGAAGTAATCCACACGCTCTACGAGGAAAGCACTACGAGTAAAAAGTTTGTCGTTCCAAAGCTCATACCGTCACACAAAGCACTGCCGGCAACTATTGCGACGTGATGAATTTTATTAGCAACCGGGCTAATGCTGGCGCTGCCAATCCGACTAGCAGCAATTCGGCACTGGTAGTCGATCCAGAGCAAATAACGCTTGGAGGGGCCGTTGACGGCAAGCCTGTCCGTTTTACCAGCGTAGACATCGCCACACCAGCAGAAACGGTTATCAATGGACGGTGGTTTACAAAGATTTATCGGATACAGGGCAGCGCATCTGCTGACGGTCTGTCGTTTACCTTCAACAAAACCTTTTCGCTTGGCCAAACCGTAACAAATGTCAATGGCTCAGTCAGCACGTCAGGCACAGCGATTAATTCGCTAGGCGCAGCGGTTTCTGGAAATTTAAACTATCAAGCCACGCATAGTTCTTATTTTCTTCACGAGTTTGTTACAGATGGCGACATCACCACCGAACAACTGCAACTGCTAGTTGAGCCAAACGGAGAACCAAACGAAAACTACCAGTTAAGCTACGCAACCAACGAACTGTTTTTGCCCGTTAGGATAAATTTGACAGTCACAAAAAGCGACGAGTTTAGCTCTAGTTCCTTTGCGGCAAATTCCCGCGACTGGTATGCAAGCAGCGCCAACGATACAAGCAGCGCGACTTGGTTTGGTCAACCTATCGCCATGGAAGCAGAAAGTGGTTTGTCTTTTAGTTTGGCCATAACAGCAGAAGAAAACCTGCCGATCACTTAGGCTCAATTTGCTTAAATCGAGAGTTTAGCTTTTGTTCGACGTGACGAACCATATCCCGAGCTGAATTTGCTAACCCCTTTTTGTAGGCGTTTTTCATTTCATCCGACCAGCCATCTGTTTTGTCGATCTCCACAAACGCCGCTAAGGTTCTGATTGTTGCTTTTTTGCCGTGGGCAATATTAGTATCGGCGTAAGTTCTCACCCTAGCGCCCAAGTCTCTAGCAATTTTAAGCCAAATACCTTTTGCATAACCACGCGCACTTTGGCGACCACTGTAGATTCTTTTTGCCAGCTTTGCGTTGCCTTGGCCTTTTTTTGCTTTGCCTTTTTTGCTACCTCTCGAAGCTAAGGCGTGAAACAACCTAGCGCGTTTTTTGGTCAATGCGCCTTTAGCTTTTTTGTCTGGATCGAACTTGCCGATGCTTGCCTTGCTTGCTGTCTTTGTTTTCTGCAAAGCGCCCTCGTAAAAAGTGCCGTTCTTGCGTTGCCCACCTCCGATGCAAGCGCCGATAGCTGCTTGGTTGACTACCTCCAGAGCATCTTTTTTGCTGTTTTTCTCAACCCAAGAAAGCGCCTCGACAATTTCCCGAGTATCCAATTCAAATTCTACGCCATCGGCCATGCCCTAATTTACCACACAACGTGCCGGTTTGAAAATTAGCGCAAAACAAGTTAAAATGGGGCAACTAAAAATTTACCGTCATTAAAATTGTAAATCACTCGGTTGCTAAAAAAGACGCTCAAAGTTGCGACCATCTGCAATCAACTTTGAGTTTGCCAAATTTAGGTTATCGCCTGCCTTATAGCCAACTTAGTAAAGACCTTCCGCTAGTTCCTTTGCAGCTTGGCAATTGCAGCGTCGTTACGTTTGTCCGCACTAGGCGAGGTTTAGGGGATATGGTATCCCTACTAGGCGCTATCTCATCATTTCGAGAAAAACACCCTACAATCCAAACCACTTTACTAGGCGTCGATCCCGTCGCGTCTATCGCATTACACCATCCAGCGGTTGATAAGGTGATAACGTCACCTGGGCTACTGGATTTAGACTCCAAGATTTTAGATTTGTCCAATCCTGGGCCATGCGCTGCGATCGAAGGGTATTTTCGCTGCCCAGAGCCAGGCAATAGGTCTTTGCTGTTTGCTGCCGCGATGGGACTGCAAGCAACAAACAGACCGCAAGTGATGGTAACGCCGGCAGAGCGATTGTGGGCAAAAGATTGGTTTTCGACGCGCGGATTGTCTAACCCAGTCGGCGTGGTTTATCAATCAGCAAGCAAGACAAAAAACTTTGCCGCTACTCCTGAGTTATTCCAACGAGTGCAATGGGACTTCGACGCTTACTTGATAGAACACGACAAGCCGTTTTTGAGTGCCGAGCCTACCACAATGGGGCTAACGATCCGCCAGCAGGCAGCATTGATAGCCGAAAGCAAGGCAGTCATAACGCCGGATACCGGATGGTTGCACGTTGCCGGCGCTTTACAGATTCCGCTGGTCGGGTTGTTTGGTAGCTATCCAGCTCAACAAACGATGAGCATTTACCAAGTGCCGACTTTGCCAGTAACAGGTTATTGTCCGCTCGGGCAGCAACCTTGCCGGGCAAAAATCTATTGCGAGCATGAACCAGGCTACAAGCACCCACCTTGTCTCAGTCAAACCGTAAGTGAGGTTTACCCGCAAATTGCAGCATTTTTGGAAAGCTATGCAGGCTAGTTATCCAAATCCAAGAGCTGACCCTGCAATTTCAGAAGAAAAGGCCGGCCATGACACTTTGTTTCTAGTTCACATTCCCGGAAACGCCGGCGGATCTATCCGAAAAGCACTTGGCCAATATGGTGGAAATCACCGCGCTTATCATCACCAGACAGCCAGCAAACTTTATCAAGCGTTTGAATCTGCTAGAACAAAGCAGCTATTTTGCGTCATTAGAAATCCAATAGAACGAGCGTTAAAAAGTTGGTCATGGTGCAGCAGACAAAGCACTTGGCATCCACTTGTCAGCAGCGAGGAGGCTCAAGTTTATTCGGCACTTTTTGCATCTAGCAACCCGTCCACGTTTTTCGAGCGCGTCAACCTAGCGTCACTAGCAACGGTTTGTCACCATTTTACTAGGCAGGCCGACTATTTAGACGTTACGCAACCCGTCGAAATGATTAGTTTTGATTCATTGCAAGCCGGCCTAGACCGCTTGGTGGCTACTTACGGAGGCAGACCGATTGTTTTGCCAGCAAAAAAAATGCACGAAACCGACCGGCCTAGTGCTGATTCGTTGAGCAAGCTAGCCGTTTCTAACATTTTAGACTTCTACAACGACGATAACGCGCTTTGGCAAAATGTTCGTCTTATTTGAGTTTTTGCCGTTCGCGTGGTAAACTTTGTAAGACTTATTGGGCTAGGTCGGCATCGACGGGGAGCGTTTAGCTTTCCATGAACTTATTTTTTGATAAAAGACTTGGCTACTTAGTAAGCACCCCAGGGCTCGATACGGCGCTGGAATCTCTAGACTTCAAAGCTGGCGATGGCGTCGAAGTGGTGCTTCAATATGGCACTTCGCCAGATACATCGCTTCCTTCTAGCGTTTTAACTGCGCCAGCATGGACTGCCGAAAACCTACCCGTTGCGGCAACAATAACGCTAGGCATTAAGGCCGAGGGCGACTACAGCGATGGCGATTTATTGGCTTCAGTTGCAACTTGGACGCACGACAGCGCCGCCAAGACCTACACCGCCGAACTTGATCTAAACACTACGCAAATTAACACGCTGCTGGCTAGGGACGATTCAAACAGCAGCAACGACGTTGCAGCAATCGAAAAGGCACAGCTCGAACTGACTTTTACAGAATCGAGCGGCGGCAAACCGCGCAGTTCCGTCAACGACGTTACGGTAAAAATCAAGCACGACATTCTGCTTGGGGGAGAGGGGACGCCAAGCAACGCCGGCGATCCTACGGCCTACTTGCTAAAAAGCGACGCCATCGAATTTATACCAGAAGTGACTTCGCAAATTGGTGGAACAAGCGTTGACCTAGACAACATAATAACGACAACGCGAACGGTAGGGGAGATTATTGCTTTCGTTGACGCCGACACTTCCAACCAGTTGCGGTTTTACCAACTGACTAGCGGAACGGACGCTGAGAGCGCCCCGGACGTCATTCGCCCAGACGATTACGCTGCAAGCACCAATCAGAAGGTTTGGAAGCTTAGAACAGCGGGCAGCAGTGGTGGCGGCGGAGCAACTAGTTACGAGTTTTTGCAATCGGAAGTAATTCTAGAAAGGACCGAAGCTATCGACGCCTGGTTTGATATTGTCAACGCCGACACCGGAAGCGGACAGCTTGAGCCTATTTTTATTGCAACGCAAAACGTCACGGTTAGTAAAATCAGCTTTGCCTATCTTGAATACAATGGCAGCGGAGATGATTACGACACCGTTACTTTAGATTTCGGCATACGAAGCGCCACTGACGGAACTTCTGACACTTCTTTAACCTCTATCGCTTGGGACATTTCCCAAAACAGTGGCGTTACCGCTACCGGCCTAAGCCTTTCAGTCAACCAAGGCCAAGTCATTGGTCTGGGTTTTGAATCAAGCAACACGACGTCATTTAACAGCTCAGGCGAATACTCTGGTTTGATTGTCTCAATCTACTTTGAAAACGCCTAAGACAATTTACCTATGACAACAAAACCCCTATTCAAAAGCAAAACCGTTGCCGCTGCGTTTATTACTACGCTTGCAGGCGTGATCGCCGCCTTCGTTCCATCCGTAGGAGAATTTGTCGCAGAAAACGCTGCCGGCATTCTCCTGACTTTAGGCGGACTAAACTTTGCGCTGCGCCTTGTCACGAAGGAAAGGATTACACTTTTCCCGGATGACAATCTTTAAAACGATCCACGCCTTTTTTTTGGCGGCGACGTCGTTTTTAAAGGTTTGGCCAATAGTGGAGCAACGCAAACTTTACCGGCAGATTGAGCAATATGAGGATCAAATTTATCAGCTTGGTTTGTCTGGCGCTGATCCATCTGACAAGTTGCGAATCGATGCGCTGGACAAAAGGCGACGTAGAGCGGTTGAACAAATCAGCCTTATATCAACCGCCACACATCACGTTGAGTAAGGGCGTCGTTTATGAGTTTGACGAAGGCAAGCTGGTTGGCTCAGGCCAACGGTTCCACAGTCACTTTTCTTATATTCGCGCTCTCGTTATTGGCGAGTAGCACAACCTCTTTAGTTATGTTGTCTGATTCTCACGAAAAAAGCCGAGCCTGGAAGCGTATTTGGTTTCTTTCGCAAACCGACGAAAACGAAGAGTTTTGTTTTTACAAGCACTTGAGCATTGACGAACGGAACGAGTTCATTGCCGACTATTACGATTTTCTAGACTACAAGCCAGGCCAAGACGCTTCGCCGACAGAGCGCAACAGCAAAACGGATGTCGATTTAAACGAAGACGATCCGCGCGGTTTGTTTGACCCTGCAAACTACAGTTTTGGAGAAAAGCGTCGTTGGATTCCTTGGGCAAAAGACGCTACGAGCGGCAACAAAAGAGGGCGCTACAGTGCAGGCTATCCGAAAGGTTTGGTTGTTCATTGGACTGCCGGCCATCGGAACGGACTTGAGGCCGGCAACAGTTTGATGCGGAATACTGGGATGCTTTATTTGTTGATTGATGACGAAGGCAAAACTGCTCAAAGCGATTCGCTGGAGTTTTACGGCTATCACGCCGGGAAAAGCAATCACACTGGCGCTGCTGGTTATGTATCTGACGAGTATGCTGGCGTCGAAGTTCAGGCCGCCGGAATGCTTTCAAAAGACAAAAACGGGTTTTATCCTTGGTGGGATAAAAACCAGCGAAATCCTCGAAACAGAATCTCCAATTACGAGGTGACGTTTTCTCCACAAAAAGAAAACATAACCGCTGGCTACTATCATCGCTTTACAGATTCGCAGGTTTGGGCGCTGCGCCGGCTTGTGGCTTGGCTTTATCTAAACAACCCAGAAGTGTTCCAACTAGAAAACGTAGTCGGCCATGACGAGATAAGCCCAGGCCGAAAGGTTGATCCAGGCGGATCTATTGTTTGGCAAGGCTACTCTTTAACCATGTCAGAGTTTCGTGACTTGTGCCGCTCTGACATTTCCGAAATTCTAAAGCGCCACGGTAAATGAATTTTTGGCGCGAAATACCGGAGCTGTTTAAAGTTTTGCATGGCACGATGCCTGGTTGGGAAAGGTGGTTCATTCCGTCAGGTTTTACTGTCGGAACTGCGCTAAGTTTTTCAAACATTGCCACATTTGTTGGAGCGTTGGCAGCGGTTGCTACCACGATTTTGGCAATTTATCGCATCAGAATTGCTGCAATCGAACTGAAACAGAAAAAGGCAGAATTGGCCGAATCTGAAACCAAACCATAGCACTATGGCGATTAAAAAATTTCTATTCGGAACGGATAGCCACGGAGACCAGATCGACCGTGAAACTGCCAAGCGGTTTTTGCAATTTAGCGAAAGCTACAAACCACACTATAAGATCCACGGTGGCGACGTTTTTGACTTTCGACCTCTCAGGGAAGGCGCTGGTGGAGAGGAAAAGTCTGAATCAATGGAATCAGATGTCAAAGCAGGCATTGAGTTTTTAAACCAATACAAGCCAACGCAAATTTTAAAAGGCAACCACGACGTGCGCTTGTGGAATAAAGCGCAGAGCAAAACGGATGGAACGCTGCGCGATCTATGCGCCAGGCTTGCCGACCAGATCGAAGCGCAAACAGCTTGGCAAAATGCAGAGGTATTTCCCTACGACACAAGAACAGGCGTTTTTGCTATCGGCACTCTGCAATTTATACACGGCTTCCATTCTGGCATTAACGCCGCACGACAGGCTATAGCCACTTACAAAGGAACCGGCAGCGTGATTCAAGGCCACGTCCACAGTTTTTCGCGGTTTGCTGATACCGGACTCAATCGAGCAGAAGGTATAACGTGCGGACTTTTGGGCAAAAAAGATATGCCCTACAACACAAAGACGCCTAGAAAACTAGCCTACGAGAACGGATGGCTTTTTGGTGAATTTGTAGAAAACAAATCCGGCACAACGTCATGGGAGTGCTGGTTTGTCAGAAAGGATGGAGACACATGGATGACCCCGCTATAGACAAAGCATTGTTTGAGGCCATCGCCGCTTTGGGAGAAGTGTTGCCTAAATACGACGATTTAAAAAGTGAGGGATACTACACCGCAAAAGAACTTGCTGAGATCGCTTTGTGTTGCCGAACAACTATGAAAACCCGTTTGGTTGCCGGCAAAAAAGCTAAAACTTGGGAAATAAAAAAAGCAATGAAGGGCCGAGTGCGCTGCGAAATGTGGCGACCAGTTCAATAGGTCGATTTTGGGTTTCGCGTTTTGCTTGGTTTTAGCCGGCGGTAAAAGGGGCCGCATTGAGAAAACCTATTTGCCCAAATTTTCCGCGATCCGCTCAAAATTAGGATTCATCTTCCGCGCTGCGGCCATTGCATAAACGAAGCAGTCGAGCGCCTCGTTCCGAGTGCCTTTAGGACAATCAAAAAAGCGGACAAATTCGCCCGTTTTTGTGCAGCGTTTCATTTGGCTATCCTCTGCCAGCAGCATTTCAAAAAAGCCAGTTGCCTCACCGCCAGCAGTCTCTCCAAATTCTTCATTAGCCGGGATATGAATGTATCCCATTGGGAAATCTTTCCCGGCAGGCGGCATGAACTCCAAACGCTGATAGATTAGATCCTTAGCTTCGTGCGTTCCAACCTCGTAAAGCAAAGCAGGGGGCCGACCTTGTTTTGTTGGCTTGTTGCTCATCAGAGGGCAAGACAACGTGCGCGAACCCTTACACGCAAACACTCCCTGCCTCAACCTCGGCCTAGTATATTGGTAAATGTCGGTCGTCCAGTGGCCCGAATCGACGAACACGCAAACAATCGGCATGGGTTGAGAGGTAAGGGGATGCTTAAACTTTTTAAGCCTTAAGCGATCCAACTGATTCCAAGTTTTTTGGCTTTGAGGGCTACCGTGAAGCGACCGATATGACAAAAGCCAGCTTTCGCTGTTAGCGCCCCAGCCAACTATCATTGCTTCGAGCCTGTCCTTTTGGACGTCAACGCCCATCGTTATCATAAGAACGCCTGGCGGCAGCTCTACAAACGGATCAGGCTCAGACCAGACTTCGCGCTTGTCATAAAGTGAATCCGCTTCTGGCTTGCTTTCGACATCCTCTGCGTAAGATTCGGCGTCCATCGTGTTAACAAAGACCCGCTTGGATTTTTCTGGATTCTCTGCTTTATCAGCAGCTTCGCGTTCCGCTGCTACTTCATGCAAAAACCCTTCGCCATACGCATTGTTGTGGTCGCCGGTATGAGCCAAGCAACCAACGTGAAAACCTCGGTGCAAGCCACCAGGCTTTAACGGTTCTTTTTTACGAGTTAAATACTGCCCTGCACCAGACATTTGCAGACGCTGCGATTCGTCTATTTTGGTTCCGCAACTTGGGCAAATTAAATGCGCCGTATCTGGTCGGCCAGGCGTCCAAATCATTTGGCTAGTGTGAAGCGTGTATTGATGGTCACACTTTGGGCAAACGACGAACCAGGCGCATCTATCTGTTTCGTCATATTTAGCGTCAATCTTACTAGCACCCTTCATCGACGGATAAGACGTTCTCCACATATGCTGCGTTTTTCGGCCTCGACCGCGCTTTTCAAACTGCCCTAACTTATCTCCCTCATCGGTTGCGGTTTGTTCTATGGCGTCAATCTCATCTGAATACATTACATCGACCTGCAAACGTCGAATCAGACCGCTGCTGTTAGCGCCCACGCCGTGAAGTTCTGCACCGTTTGTAAATAGCTTTTGGCCTCTTATGTCCCGAGAAAGGCCGAGCGACGCCATAACAGGCGTAGCGTCGAAAACCTTTTGTAGCTCGTCGTTTATCCAATCCTCAACCAAAACTTTATTTGGCATCATCGCTCCAACCAGAAGCCCTAGTTGTTCAATAGCGTAGGCAAACGCAGCGCCTATAAGATAGGTTTTGCCCATGCCAGAATAGGCTTTGAGCGTTACGCTGTATAAGTTTGGATTAAATAGATCCTTGGCTACTTGTAGTTGCGTGGGACGGAAGCGGAACGGCGTTCCGTCCGGGTTGCGGATATTTAAAGGCGCCCAATCGATAAAATCCAAGTGTGGCTTTACCCGCAGACGATCCATAGCAGTTTGCAAAGCTGCCTGATTTAGACGCTCTATAAAAGGTGCGCTGGAGAGTTGAATGTCGGAGGGCATTTTAGAGCAAAATTAAAAGCCTTGGTTGCAATTGACGCGCGAATGATCCGTAAAGTTCATTTCGTCATTGTCCCTCGATTTGCGCTCATCTTGGGGTTCTGGCTCTACTCCGTAGCCGTGCCGTTTTTTGAACTCCATTTTCTTAATAAGCCGTTGAGCTGTTGGCGTTAGCTCCACGGTCACGCTATTGGAGTGCAACTGCCTAGTCGCTTCCTTTTTTATTTCGCGTTTCAGTTCTCTGAGTTCTAACAAGTTTGTTTTTGCAGATCGCCTAGCGACGTGGAGTTGGTTTTGCAATTTTTTGCGATCATTTCGCACGATTTGCATACACTCTTTAAGGACTTCGCTATCGCCGGCAGCTTTGTCCAAAAGCGGGATTGCGTCGGCAAAATCCTTTACTATCGGTTTTTGACTCATGGCTAGAACGGAATGTCATCGCCGGCCACAGTTCCTCGAGACGCCGGTGCATTGTGTTCTACAGGTTGCGCTGGTTGCTGCGCGGGCGGTTGAAGTGCGGCAGGCGCTTCTTCACGACCACCGAGAAACTGAAACGTGTCGCCAACGACCTTAAGCTTGGATCGGTTCTGACCTGTTTCTTTATCTTGCCAGGTGTCCATTTTCAATCGGCCCTCAACGTAAAGGGGGCGTCCCTTGCTCATGTATTGCGCAACCGTTTCTGCTGTCCGGCCCCAAAAGGTAACATCCACAAAGGTTGTCTCCTCAGTGCGCTGTCCAACGTCATTTTTACCGATTCGGTTAATGGCAAGCCCAATGTCGGCAACCGCAGTTCCCTTTGGCGTGTGCTTTAGTTCTGGATCTCTAGTGAGATTCCCCATCAATGTTATTTTGTTTAGGTTTGGCATCTAGTAGTTGGGTAAGTGCTTCAAAAAATTCTTCTTCTTTATGCTGTTCTGGCGTCACAATTTCACCGTTGTATCCGTCTTGATCAGCTTGGGTGTATCCGTAACCGTCGTAGTTTGGAGGACTGAGTTTAGCAATGAGCAGGCGCAGCGATGATTCCATCGTATTCCTCTTCGTCCTGGTAGCCGGCCCATTCCGGGCGACCAATGACAGCTACTTTGTTTTGGAATGGATCGGGCCAGGTGTTTGTTTTTGTGGCTTTTGCGAGCCTTTCAAGCTGAAACGCTATCCACTCCTCGCCGGCGTGTATGTCGGCAGCAGGCAGCTCTGACACGCAGACTTCGTAGGGAGGCTCAGAGCATTGCCAAATGAATATAAAGCGGTCGCGCTGATCGTCTGGGAAACACAGATTCCATAGTTTCAGATAAAGACCGGCTTGAGCGTGATAGCCTAGCTCTGCGGTTTTTTTGCTTAGTGCTAATGGCGTGACCGTGTTGGTTGTTTTTATGTCTACAAGATAGCTGCCGCTGGTAGGAGCTAAGTCTACGAGCGCCTTAAGATTAATTTCGTCGTAGCCTGGCAGTTTTACTTTGTTTAAAAGGACAACTTGCTTCTGCGCGTTCTCGATTAAATCGCCAGCTATATGGTGTTCCTTTAGCCGCCCAGCAGCAGTTTCCGCCTCGATTAAAACGTCTTTAGACATAATCGTTTTGCCGGCTTCGATTTGATCAGCTTTCCACTCTTTTGCTTCTTTCGTTCTAAAGCTATCAAACGGGCTAATAGCAACTACGTCGCCAAGTTCTTCTGGCGTAGTCACTAGACAATCAACGACGGTTCCCCAGGTTGCTGCCGTCGATCCAGCAAACGTCTTTGGGTTGTTGCGCCAACGATACAGGCTTGCCTGTTTTAGCTCCCAAATAACAGATTTCGACAAGTAGCTTTCGGCGTCGAAAATGTTAGCCCGGTTTACTTTTAGCCGTGAGTGGTATTCGTTAGGTGAGATTTCTAAAGGTTTTGTCATAAATGTTTTAATCAAAAATAGGCAGCATCTCTTGACTCATACGGTTTGCTGCAATCTCGCAGTATTTTTCTTCGCGCTCGATTAGCACCACCTGCTTTCCAAGGTCTTTGGCTGCTCGCCCTGTTGTTCCGCTGCCTCCAAACGGGTCTAAAATTGTCTTAATTTTTTTACCGCCGGCCCTTTCTGCATAATTGATACACCAGCGCATAAGATGGAGGCTTTTTTGTGTTGGGTGTTGTTTGACATCTGTAAGAGCTTTGCCACGCGATATGTCAGCAATTCGCAACGCTTTGTCGTAACTGCTCCACGCTAACTCACCGTCTGCCAAAGAAAATTCGCGTTGCATTTTGTTCCAAACAAGCCAACCCATTGTCGGTGGCAGGCAATCGGTAAAATAGTTGCCGCCCCAAATAATTCCTTCGTCGCACTTTTCTAAAGCCATTTCCAGCAGCCAGGTTGGTGTTCTTTTTTCATCCCAATTAGTTTTTCCGTAATCTTTCCAACCCCACCTACCTTTATTTTTGGCAGCGGCAGCATCTGCCCCAATTCCATACTTAGGGTCGGTCAGCAAAAGGTCAAAACGGCCAAGCGAAGGAATGACCTGTGCGCTGTCTCCGTTATAAATTGTAACGCCAGCGTGTTGGTAATACGGACTAAGCGCAATCAAGCTACTAGCGGCACTCTGCTTTGAGTCTTGTGTTTTTGTGCAATCGCCCATGTTTTATTTTGTCATTCTGCTTTTGATAAAATTGTCCAAGCTAATGCTGCCGCTTTGGGCATTGACCGTTGCCAGTTACTCCAATCCAATTCGGTTTTGGTAAGCCTTTTTTGCTTCCGTATTTGTTTTGAGCCATTCATATGCCCATCGTGAAGCATCGTTGTATTCTCCGGTCACACTCCCAATGGTTCTCCATTCTCCACCGTTTGAATTTTGACGATGCTGCAACAGTCCGATGTGGAAGTGCGCTTGCCTTTGACTCCACTCAATCAACCATTTGTCTGTTTTTTGCTTACTCATAATTGTTTCCCCCTGACCCGAATGCAAGGCACGTTCCGCTTGCCGAAGGCATTGCAAACGTCCCGGTGTAGCGTGACCTTTTTGCCTGCCCATTCCGCCATGTCGTTGCCGTAGAGCCGGCGGATGACACGGGCGCAAGTTTTGTTTAAAACCCACTCTTTTTTAGCGCCTTTAATTTGCACCAGTGGCTTGTCTATCGGTTTCCCATCGCTGCCTTTATCGTCTTGCGTTGATTGCCTTACGGCTACAATGGTCACCGGCACGTCTTTACCTTCTGGCAGATCCTCCGCCTCTAAAAAACCTCCAAATACTTCGCTTACTTTCATGCTTACAGACCTGTTGAAACAAACACTCCGGCAGACCTGCCTGACCTAGTGGGGCGAGTGCCTATTTTCATTATTTTGTTGGCAGCTTTTAGTGAGGTGAAACGACCACTGATTTGATTAGGCGCTTTGCCAGTTGCGGCTGCCATTTCATCGATGCTCGATCCGCGCCGACCTTGGCGTTCGATAAATTGCAAAACCTCGTTTTCCATTTCAGTGAGGTCGTTTTTAATGCTGTCAAAAGCTGCGTCGCTTTGAGCATTTCCGTTGTGGCGCGATCCGCACCAGTCGAACAAAGGTAGAGCGTTCATTTGCTTACCTCCCTTGGCTCGCTTTCGACCGTCAGCGTTTCGATAACTTTATCGACGTCGAACAGGATTTTGTGGCCGGTGTCAATGAACGGGATTCTCCGTTTTTTAACAAGACGGTCTAGTGTCCTGGTGGACAGAGACAGTGCCTCTGCCGTTTGTTTTCTGCTTAGTAGTTTGCTCATATTTTCTGGTTGGTAAATTCTATTTGCGGTAGTTGGCAACGCTCCAATCCGGGCAGTCGCTGAATGTCACGACCCGGTTGTTGTCTCTCACCAGGCGAGACGCCACACGCACGTCGATTTGGTCGCCTATTTGATCCAAGGTGAGATTGCTGGTGAAAAGCGTTGGCTTGTTAAAGCGCCGTTCAGCCAGCACGTAGATTTTTGCCTTGCTCAGAGCAGTCTCGTAATCAGCGCCAATATCATCGACGATAAGAAGCGAACATTCAGCCATTGCGTCGAGTACTCCAAAGTCTCCCTTCCGCATATAATCGCAAACCGTGATCCAGCGTATGAACATCGCGCCGTGGATACCCTCTCTTTTGCTCCAGTTTCGCACCAGACGCGCTAGAAACGTTTTTCCTACACCTGACCCGCCTAGAAGGGTTAGCCACTGCCCTGCGCCGTTTTTGACGTTGTGCATAAATTGCATTGTTTCGCGTTTTGCTTTGGCGCAATCGGCGTGAAAATTACCGTCGTAGTCGGCAAGCGATTCAGCCAAGGTTGGCATATTGCCCAGATCGGGTTGCGTTTGCGGTTCCAGAGTTCCTAGAACCTGTTTTGATATGTCTGCTATTCTCATTGTCTCCTCCACGTTCTTGCGCTCTCGCCAACCAGTTCACCAAAAACCGGCCTGGGCAGCGTTTTGCTTTTTTTGGGTTTGCTAAAAGCCACTCGCTTGCTCTTGCGATTTGGCTCAAAAGGTTTAGTGCTGGATAAGCGACTGCCCATCGCTCCAAAATTTCGTCAGTGATCCCAACCCAACCGTCGCCAGGAACCCAACTGATCAAATCTCGATAGTCCGTGCGTTCCGCTTTCTCTGATGATGTAGCGGAATCGCTACAGCTCGGAGAAGTAAGCTTTAGCTTACTATCTTCTCCTTCTCCTTCTCCTTCTCCTTCTCCTTGCACAAAGCTGGGAGATGAGTGGCAGATTGGTGGCAGACTACTGGCAGATTGGTTAAAATTATCAAGGTAGGCAACCCACTTAACTTCCTCAGAAGCAAGCACTTCTAGACTGGCAGACAACTGGCATGGTTTTAACCGAAGCGTTGCAGCAAGCAGTTCCAAAGTCATAGGCGATCCGTTCGACCTCAAGAACCGTCCACGATGCTTAAATTCAAAGGTGGCAGACAACTGGCAGAGAGCTAAAAACACTCCAAAAGCGGCCATTCCAGTTTCGCCTTTTGACGCTAAAGCGATGTATCCGGCGCTATCAACCCCAGATGGGTTGTGAAACGATTTCAACCGCTGACGCTTTCGCGTATCGGCGTTCTCAAAGCATTCTCGCCAATTAAGGATTTCAACCATTAGCTTGCGCCCCCCTTAGCTACAGATTTGTGAGCAACAACGGCGTCGGCCAAAGTTTTAAAAGTGCCGATATATCTACCTTTTTCGCAAACTCTGTACGTGCGGTAGACTTTGGAATAACTGATGCCGACGTAGCCGGTTACATTGTCTTTTCGCGTTGTCCTAAGTTTGCCGGCTACGGCCTTTTTAGCTTTGAGCAGTCTAGCCTGGGCTATTTGTTCGGTTGCAAATTCTCCAAGATAGTGGTTTTCACCGTTACCATATAAAGTTGCACGCCATTTGTTTGTCTGCTGGTTTTTGATAACGCCCTTCATGTTTGTTTTAATCGTAAAAATTTTGCCTTGGCTCACTGATTGAAACCGTTTGCCACCCGTCCAAAAGATTGTTTTGAATTAGGGCAACAACCGCGCTCCGCTCATCATGCGCTTGCTCTGGATCGAAGCCGTTTGCCATGGCCACAACGGAGTTGGTTTTAGGGTCGTAGTGGACGCGTATTTCGTGATGTTTTTTTAGCTGCGCCCACAAAGGTTCGGACTCTGGCAACTCCTCAAAGAAATGCTCCATCACATTTCCCCTTGTTGGCCGGCTAATTCTAGTTCCAAAGAAGTCAACATTGGTTGGACTTGGTCGGCCATCGTTTGCACCCCGGTTTCGAACGCCATTGCAAAAATTGCTTTTTCAGCAGGCGTTAAAGAATGCCCTTTTTTAAGAAGGATGTTATCGAGCTCTTCTATCTTCGATTGGCAGAGAGAGGCTAAACTGTTTATTTGTTCTCGTTGCATTAGAGAGATGCGGTTGTTGTTGGTTGGCTTTGCAAAAAAGGTTCTAAAATGTGCCAATTCGCTTCTGCGGTTTTGGCGACGCCAAGTGCGGCCCATGCGTGGCTTTTAAATCCGTAAAGCGGCCCAGGCTTTGATTTGGTTCCGATCTGAGGAACCGCGCCGCCGCCAGTCGGCGGATATAAGTCGATTAACGCCCGTCGGATGTTGGCGTCGTTAGCCTTCACGCTATTGCAAAGGTGGTGTTTGACCTCGCGACGGTAGACCTTCCGAATCTCAACGTGACCGGAAACCCTTGGAAATCGAGCAACGAACTTGCCAATCCATAGGCAAGTTTCAAAAACCTCTCGGCCAACTGGCATTCCGTAGCAGGCAATCATTTCGATCCCAACCCGAACGCCCAAACCTTTTTGGTCGCATTCAATTAGCACTCGCTCGCAATGGTTGAGCAGTTCAGCGTTTTGAAAGACCCCCGTGTGCTTTGGGCCGCCTGGGTAAAGAGCTGTGAAGCCGCTTTGCTCAGTTCCGGGATCAATTCCCAAATATGTGGCTGGTTTAAAACTCATAAAAAGCACGAGAGAGCTTAATTGTGGCTACGTCAATAAAAAGCGTAATAATCCCCCAAATGGGGTATAGGACGAGGGGCATTTGACCGCTAGTGTCTACAAACGGGCATGGTTTGTGCCACAAAATGAAAAAGCAATGCAATCAGCCGCGCACAGTTTTGCGTGTTGAGGTCTCACCAAAGTTCAAAAAAGAGTTAGAGACTTTTTGCGAATTTTACGGCGAAAAATACTCAACAGTCTCTCGGATCGCTTTGCGTGAATTTATGAAAAAACACGCGGCTAAAGAAAGCTCAGACGAGGAAACGTTAGCCAGCGAATCAAGCTCTTTTGATTTAAATAAATTAAAGGAGATTATCCAAAATCTTGAGGATGGCAAAAACTAATAATTTGCTCGGCACAACTTGAAATATACAAATAAATACAATTCCAACTATACAAATAAATACAATTTAAACGGTAGTCAGGACTCGTCACTAAACGAATTTAAACGAAAGTAAAAGGGTTGTAGCCCACAACCTAAGCACAGCAAGGGCCTGTAACGGACTTAAAATCCGTTGTCCCAAGGGACGTGCCGGTTCGATCCCGGCTGTCGGTATCCCCATTATAAAAGGGTTGCAGCTTATCAAGTGACAATAAGGTGGAGGTTGTCACCTTAAAGAATACAAATAAATACAATTATTTTGCCCTTTTGCGTTATTTAATTAGAATCTAAACAATGGGTAAACAAGGAATTGGATCTAGGCTTGGCACTCGCGTGTCAGTCAAACCGTGGCAAAACCACCCAACCTACAAATGCCGAGTGTCTTGGGTGGAAGGTGGCAAAAGACATTCAAAAGGTTTCAAAGCAAAAACTAGAGCTGTTGCTTTTGCTGAAAACAAACAAGCCGAGCTAGTAAGCGCCGGCGTTAATTTGTCGATCAGTCACGAAGAGAAAACCGTAATTAACGAGTATCGGCAGAGGTTAGCCGACGCTGGCTTGTCATTGCGCCAGGCGTTAGGAAACGCTCTGAATGAGCATAACACGGCAGTTTCATCAGTAACGGTAGCCCAAGCGGTTACAGAGTTTACCGAACTGAAAGAATCAATGCGACTTTCAGAAAGGGCCGTAAATGATACAAAGTCGCGGCTAGGGCGCTTTGCTGACGATTTCGGCAATAGAAGCATCGCAGCAATAACTGTTAAAGATTTAGACGGTTGGTTGCTTAGTTTGAAATCTGCCAGAACCAGCGAACAGATAGCGCCTAAGACGTGGCGGAACTATCGGACTCAATTGGTAATGCTATTTAAACAATGCGTCGCCTGGGGCTATTGCGAATCAAACCCAGCGACGTTGACGCAAGCCCCACAAAAAGCGGAAACCGCTATAACTGTTTTAAGCCCAGCGGAGGCTGCCGCTTTATTAGCTAACGCCTCACAAACCATTAGACCGGCCATTGCGATTGGGTTGTTTGCTGGTTGCAGGGTTTCTGAACTACAACGCTTAGATTGGGCAGAGGTAAATCTCGAGACTGATTTAATAGAGCTACAAAGTGCGGTTACTAAAAAGAAGTTTCGGCGGATCATTTCAATCAGACCTAACCTAAAAGCCTGGTTGTTGCCCTACGCCCAGACGTCGGGCGCACTGTCGCCGCGCGGAACCAAATGGCGCAGCGAGTTTGATAGGGCCAAGGCGTCTGCTGGATTTGCAGTCGGCGCTACTGGCAAAGCAAAACCTTGGGGCCAGAACGCTATGCGCCACTCGTTCGCGTCTTACGGCCTACAAGCAGAGCAGAACCCAGGCCGCATAGCTTTAGAGATGGGCCATCGAGGTAGCCCACAAGTTTTGTTTGACCACTACGTCACAACGAGAAGCCCCAAGCAGGCAGAGGCTTATTGGTCGATCATGCCAGAGCAGGCGAGGAATGTGGTCGCTATAGGGTAGGGCTTTCCCGGCAGAATGTGAGAACAGCGATGGCTAACCTGCAATCAACCGGTGAACTAACCACCAAATCAACCAACGGCGGATTGCTTGTAACCCTAGTTAACTTCGAGGCTTATCAGTCAGACGAAGTTGACGACCAACCAGCGAATCAACCAGCAGCTAACCAGCAGCTAACCAGCGATCAACCAGCAGCTAACCAGCGCCTAACCACAACTAAAGAAAGTAATAAGGATAACAAAGAAAAAGGAAAAGAATACCCCCTAACCCCCCAAACAAAAAAAGTTTTGGGGTAAGAGTTTAAGGATGCTCGACAAGAAACTAAGCCGCGCCTTTGTTATCCCGCATACCTTTTCAACTGTTGAGAAACGCTTGCTGGAATTTCTGCTTCTGTTCTAAACAATAGGTAATACTCCCTTGGTTCAAGGTTCAATGTGGCCCTTGAACCGGCCCTTGAACCGGCCCCATATATAAAAGGAAAAGAAAAAGGAAAAGAATACCCCCTAACCCCCCAAGGGGGAAAGAGGAGTAGGACGCCTTCGGCAGATGATTTGATAGCAGCAATCCAATCTGACTTCTCAGCAAGCCACAACCCCTATATAATATAGGTTCTTCTGGGACGCGC